GAAGCAGTAGCCAGCAGTGTAAGAAGCCGTAGCGAAATTGAGTTCCGCTGTGGTTGAAAAGCCGTAAGGCCACAGCTTTTCGAGAGATGGGGATGTGTAGGTATATAGACCTTCGTCGTCTTTCCAGAGCACTCGGTCATGAAATTGGTGATTGAATAGACACACGTGATAGTGGGGACGCTGGTTTTCGTCGCCGTATTCACCGCAGTAGAAGTAACGAATCGGGTTCGTAACGTAGCGATCGCCGTTTTCGTCAATCGCATATTCGTATTTTCTTGTTTTGCGTAACGCTCGAATGAATTTCGAGACATGAGAAGGGACGAGTGAGAGATCGTCGGAGACGTAGTGACCGGCTTTGAGTTGTTCGGCTGTGCAGTCGTGTTTTTCTCGGTATGTGAGAGTAATCCAGGAATTGCCGTAATGATCGAGCCACAGATAACTCTCGTGCACGATTCGGATAGCCCACATAGTGCGACGATCAATACGACAACCCAAGCACTGAGAACAGGCCACTTGCATTTTTTGAACTTGGGGTTTTGAGGTCCAGCCTCCACTAACAGGGTCCTTGTAGCCTTGAAGAGGGTAAAAGCAGGGCATTAAAAATCTCCGTTCGGGGCCGGCCTTCAAGCCGGTATTATCCTACGTCCACCAAGGGACCGAAGGGAGATTAAAGCCTATACCCGCCTCTAGCCGACGGCGTCTGATAATTCTTTCGATGAGTACCGGCATTACGCCGGAAGTTACGTTTGGAAGAGCGACGGGACATTTTGCGTCGTTTCATTTTGACTCCTGGTAGGCGAAGGCACAGAGCGAGGCCATTTCGCGAGAGTTTTGAGACAGTGTTTCCTGATTGGTGTTGAGATTGACAAATGAGCTATCTCCGTCCGTCCCGCAACGGAGGGACGTGACGGAGCAGCCCATCAGCAGCGCCAGAAAGAGGACCAGCGATGTTAATTTGATTTTTTTCATGGGAGCGATTCCGTGATTTCGTTGCGTCTTTGACCCTTATACCACAGATTGGGGCTATTTTGTGTTTTTTTTCCCGGCCAGCCTATACGCCGCCTAGGGGTTCACTCCGCAAGCTACGTGTCCCTGGCGGCATGATGGCTGGCCGGTTACTGCCCTGGGGGGCTTTGGCCCCATTTTTTGATATCTGTGGTTGTACGTACATATGTACGTTTGTTTGTTTTTTGCGCACTGGGGGGACCAGTGCGCCAGTACAGTATCAAGTATGTCTGTACTGTTACGCCAAAAGAAGTTTGGCAGATGAGATAAGGGGCTCCTGAGAGCCCCTTAGAGAGTTTTTATTCCGTAGGCCCTGATTTGGGCTCGGAAGTTTGTTCAGGCTCCGCCTGTGGCGGTGAGTTAGGCTCAGAGCCTATGTTTGGTAGCGGTTTGACCAGTTGGTCGCCTGGCGCAGCCAGGCCCGGTATTTTCTTGTGAAGATCATCGGCATTCGCCGGATCGTTCACATATTGGAAGAACGCGGCTGGAGATTGTCCGAACTCTCGTCGGACTTCAGCCGGGAGGTCGTCGAAGATTTCGCGACCTCTTGTCAGCATGCGGGTCTGTTCATGGAAGTCGAAGTCCGAGAAGTCCGCATATTGGCCCTGATGTTTAGCCAGGTGGCTAATTGTGTTGGTTTTAGCAAACCGCGCCATAATTTTGTCGATGTCGCATTCGTCTTTGTAGCTCTGTTTAGTACGACCGTCGTCGTACGTTTTCGGTGGTTCGAGCTCTAAAATCTCTTCCCGATGTAAGTAGACGCCTAATTCGTCGCCGAGTTTACGTAATTTTTGAGACATTTTTAGTACCTTTGATTGCCGTTGGCTTTTTTGAGTAGTTGATCCCACTTCGCACGAAGTTGTGCTTCTGTAGGTTTGCGTCCGCGCTTGTCCTGCCTGGCGTACCAGGCCGCGACTTCCTGTTGGATCGTTTCGTATTTCTGCAGCGATATGTCCGGTTGGATAGCCTCCGCCCGGCCAGAGGCCGGTTCTTCCGGATACGGATAGGTTTTGACCAGACCTTCCATTTTATCTTTGACAGCCTGGCCCGAATTCATTAGTTGCCTCGCAAGAGCCGCCTTCGGCTCAAGAATGTCGGCATTCAGATTCGTGATGCGTGTATTAGCGGTCATGTTCTTTTTCTGCGCAACTGTAAGCGCTGTGCCGCTACCTTTTTGTGCACCTTCGACAGCAGCTGCGCCTACGTTACCTTGTATCGCCATAGCTCCGGCCGGAGTAGAGGCATCGAATTTACCGGCAAGAATCGGATTGATACCCGCTTTTTTGAGGTCTTTCATCCTACGTTGTACAGCGGTATCGGACATGTAGGTTTGAAAGCGGCGATTTTTTGCCGCTTCTTTTTTGTTAGCGCTATTGGCTAACATCTGTCCGACGCCGCTAGTAACGGCGCCGAACCCGCCTGAGAAGAAATCGCTCATAGTCGAGTGAGACCAGGCACACCGTAAGTCGGTAACGGAAGTGCCGCTTTAATATGGTGATAAAAGTCCGCAATCATATGCGGTTCAGTCGGTATTGCGATCGCACGATCGAGCGGTACGCTAGTATTCGCCTGGATAAAGGTATCGCCTAACGTCGGCAGACTCGCGAAATCCTCGCTCAAATGCCACGAGGCGAGCGTACCGGAAGCGTCCGGACGCATGAGGCCAGTAGTTTTCGAGTTGAGGTAACGATGTTCGTCGTATCGGCCTTGGTAGCCGAACACGAGATCGTCGTTCGCCGATCCGTCCGTCCAAATCTCTTTGTTGAGAACGGCTTGTTCGCCAATGTTCGCCATTTCGGGATAGACAAAGTCATAGCGAGTCGATTTTGACCAATAGCGATCGATGCCCTGGGAATAACTGATATCACCACGGAGGTTGCCAAGAATAACGACCACTCCGTGTTCGACAAACGACTTTGACCACGAATGTGTACCGGCTGCCGTACCAGTTGCAGCGAGGTTACCCAGTTTATCGTCAGCCGCGGGAATAGGTTGAGCGGATTGCTGCGCTACAGGCGTTATATTTACTCGAGTACTACCGCCGCCAAGATATTCGGCCCTTTGAAGCCGGAAATCCGGTGAAACAACGCCCCATCGGGCCTTAAGCGATTCAACGTAGCGAGTTCCAGACCGCGCGTCTCTTTCGAGAATCTGCTGACTAGCGAACGCCAGACGAATGTCATTTATGTCAACAGACCCTGAAGACATATCGACAAACATTTTATTGGCTTCCGGCGTCGAGCCTACGTTCGTCGAAATATCGGCTACTGTTGAATCAGTGTCTATGTAGTGATGATCGGAATCGTCGGTAGAATAGATGCCCGGACCAGCGCCAACCGCTGCCGCTGTTTGAACGTCGGCAGATGTTGCCAAAGGCAACGAAATAGCTGTACCGCGCTGAGGTTCCGGCAAGCAGGACGTGAAATAGTCGTGCCTTTTTCCGCGTTTTAACGGACCCGAAAGATAACCTGAGGTTGCATTGTCGTCCGGCCCATTACCGGTTGCCAGTGTTTTCGAGTCCTGAAGATTTTGATCTCTGAACCAGTCGTTGTAAATTTTTCGGTATGCCCTGAACGGCAAAGCACTGTACGACTCTGCGCTCGCATCCAGACCGATAGGCAAACCGAAATAATCCCCAAGGTCTCCTGTACCCATGGCACCGGACTCCGTACATTGGGGGATTGTGAACGAGATAGAGTCACCCGGATCGTCTTGCGCTCCGTGGAATTTTTCGTGGTTATCCCAGATCGTTCGATAGGGGACGAAGAACGCAAACGTGTCAAATGTGAGGTTGTCGAGTATCGGCTCAAGCGGAGTCGCCAGCCTCATGAAGAAGCTGGTTTTGAAGTTAAAGGTAGATCCCGGGATAATGTCAATCGGTTGACAGATCGGTACCAGGTAGTCGGCATCGAAGGCCGTTTTGTGCCCATGAGAGAGATTGAAAGTCGAGCGTGGGATATTCACGCTCGGTGTTTGAGAGAATTTATGTTGACTGCGCACTAGTTTGTGCCTCCGGGTTTTTCATCGTATTTATCGACGAAGTCGATTTGACCTTCGGGATTATTGAGTTCAAGCGCTCGCGCTTCGACGCCCTGGATGAGACACTCGTTGTCCTCGTTGAGCATCTTTCCGGTTGTGTTATCGAAATTACCGAGCCGCCACAGGCTGTAATGTTCTGGATGATTGGCGATCGGATGATCGTCCATTTCGACTATGTCGCGGAATTCACGGACAACGACAGCGTCGGCCGTGGAGAAGAAAGGCTTTTCGTAGATGCCGGAGCATTGATCGAAGATTGCGTAGCATTGAACTTTCATTAGAGATTCCTCTTTAGATTGTTTTGCCTGGCTCTCGCACAGGCGTATTTGTCGCGGAGACGTTCTGGTGTGAAGTCCTCGCGGTGCTTTGCCAAGAACTCTTGGCGTTGTTGTTTAACCAGGTCAAGTAGGTCCGGATCTGTTTTTCCAAGTATGTCCTGGTAATAACGCGGGACGAGTCGAACGGTCCCATGACTTGGGACAGGTGTTTCATCCGCTGGGAATATGTCGTCTTTGAATTTTTCATAGTACCTGGCGCCTAAGCCTGACGGCTTTCCGCGACCTGTAGACATTCTTGTGAATTCTGGCCTAAGCCAGTAAGCCACTCCGTATTCGTCGCAGCGTAGATAATGGTCGCGGGCACGTTTGCCAGTGATTTTTTTGAAGCAGTAGCCAGCAGTGTAAGAAGCCGTAGCGAAATTGAGTTCCGCTGTGGTTGAAAAGCCGTAAGGCCACAGCTTTTCGAGAGATGGGGATGTGTA